AGTTTCTTTTTGTATACTCGTCTCTCCCATCTGTGGTAACAATTAACACCGCCTTTGTATTTGAAAATAGAGTAATTCCTACCCTTGTGTCCGTGTTTCTTGTTTACCCCTTGAGCAGACATAAACCCTATATCTTCTTTGCGATAAAGTTTACCCGCACCTATCATATTTCTACAAAACAATCTTGATTCTCCTTTAGGTTGTTTACGAGTTCCTTTTACGTACTTGTATCTTACTTTCCATAAATCGGTGTCTTGTGTACTATCTTGAGTTGCACTTAACTTTAATCCGTTTAAGTAAGACTCCGCATCAAAGTCCTCTGGTTCGTCTCCTACATCCTCAACATCTACTAATTCGTACCCTTCTGGTTCGTCCTCTCCTAAATCCTTAATTTGTTCCCATAACTCTCCTGCTAAATCGTCATCTAAAAAAGGTCTTTCGTCTGATAGCTTTTGTCCTGTCTCTTCTTCTACTTGTTCTTTAGTAATCGCATTATCTAAATCCGTAAACTCTAACGGCTGAAGCGTTTTAAAGTATAAATTAAGCGTTATCTCGTTGTAGGCTAGTACTTGGTCAAAGGCATCTATTAAAAGTCGCTGAAACGGTCTTATAACGGTGTTATCCATTAGGGTAGAAGCCGTCTTTAGTTCGTCTGCGTTGTTTCCTAGTCCGCTTTGGTCTTTAATACCTAATAACATAGGAGATACTACCCTGTGTCCTACCATTATCTTACGCATCGTTTCATTTGATAAAAACTCATATTGATTATGTGCGTCTGATAGTTGTACGGGTTCTATAGAAGCAGCCGTGTCTGCCGAATCGTTAAAAGCCAATATAAACTTACCCGCATTAGAACTCCCCGAAAACTTTTGATAGATTCTTTGCTCTATTAAACTTCTTTCTTCTTCGTTTGGTACTCCGTTATTAAAGTTAATCAACATAGAGGGTGCTAGTCCGTTCATTATGTTGTTTAAATGGTAATTTGACACCTCTTCTTCTAGTTGTGCATATTGTATAGACCCTTGATAGTCTACAGGGCTATAATAATAAAACCCTGCTCTGTATGGCTTTACAAATAGTATTTCTATTGCTTCCCTAGAACACCCAAACGCAGGGATTCTTTTTAAATCGTCCCCTTTACGATACTTATCCCAATTAGGATGATAGTAATACGCTTCTACTTCTCCTTTAGCGTTACATTTTTCAGCCCGTAATGTTTCTACGGGGTAGTGTTCTACGCTTGTTATTCTACTTCTGTCTTTAGAATAGATAACCTGCATAGCACAACCACCCATAAGTTTAAGGTCGTAACATAACTTACGTACACAATCTTTAGAGAATAAAGACTTCATCTGTGCGTATTCATTAGGTCTCCTTGAAGAATCGGTAGCATCTAACCCTTGACCGTATATCATTTCGGATATACCATTTATGATAGCGTTGTTAGTAGGACTTCCGTTGTAGCGGTCTATTAAGTATTGGTAGTAGTTGTTGTCCGCTCCGTATTCTACAAAGTTTTGGTTTCTCTTCTCTACTATTTCGGGAGAAGTATAAGTAGCTAAATTAACTACCCGTAAATCGTTGGTGTACTTTGTGGGTTTGTGTTGTCTACTCATAATATGATGTAATCGTTGTCATAACTTGTTTCTTGTACATACTGATTTGTATTAACCGAGTAGTCTGAACTATCTGTACAAAATATCTTACCCTTATAAATCACATCTGCGCCATCTAAAAGCGTTAGATTATAAAAGTTACCTTCTGTAAGAGAAAATGCATTAGAGAAGACTAAATAGCCTTTATTTGTCGTTGTAGCTACACTTGTGTATGTGTCGGTGTCGTTAGTAGATTCGTTTCGTACTTTTACCGTAATACTTGAGGGATAACTTCTAGGAATTACCTTTACCTCTTGTGCGTTTGTACTCGTGGTTAAAACCTTCATACTTATATAACGAAATAAAAATGGGATTTTGTAGTTTAAAGCAAAAAAAAAGGGTAACATTTCTGCTACCCCTCTATTTAAGTGTTAATATTTACGATGCCGTTACGCTAGGTTCATTTTTTGTTCCCGCTCCAGATACCGCAGTTTGAACGTATGAGGGTGCGTCTTTTTCTAGTGCTTCAAAGGTTAAAGTAAAACCAGAGAAGTCTCCGAGATTCGCACCTGTTACTAAACTACCGCCTGTTAAATCACATCCGTGTTCTAAACCTGCTAACCATTGTTGACCATTATAGTCTTCTACAATAATGTGTGGTTTAGTTGCTGCCAAGATTTTAATTTCATCTTGTGTAGTCTGGTCTAATAAAGGTAATTGTATATTGATGGTTTGCGTATAAAAGATAGAGTTGTTTTCTCTTGACCCACTAATAGCCGTTTCTAAAGAAGAAGCACCTTTTAGGTCATATTGATACCAACTACCCGCAGGAGCAGTTGAACCGTCCCCCGCAGTCATACTTTCGCTATACGCACCAAAATAAATAGTCTTAAGTCCTCCTACCGTTTTATTACACGGTAAGGCTCTCCCATCTATTCCTGTTAGTGTACAAGCCATATTTTTAGGTGTTAAAAAAGGGATAGGGCGAAATTACCCCACCCCCTTATGTGTTAGTTAATTAATTAAGATGCTGATGCAGTTCTGTGAATTATATCAGATGCTATTCCTACTTGAACTCCTGCCGTAAATCTTGAGATTACTCTTACATTTTGAGAACCATCAAGGTCTGCCATATCTAACAGTTTTGTTGTATTATGGTCTGAAAGTAATCCCGTACCGAAGAAAAAATTGCTTTTTTGTCCTGCAAAGGCTCTGTTGTCAGACATACCGGGACATCTTTGTAATGGAATACCATCAAAAGAAAGTTGTGACTCCATTGAATGGAAAGTAGTTCCTTTGTTGTCTACCCCATTAGCACCAACAGAAGCGGCGGCAGATTCAGAACCAGCCGAACCATATGCTTTAACTGCAAATCCTCCTAAAGCTCTTACATACGCTTGATAGACATTATTAGGTACATAAAGTAATAAATCCTCTTTTCCATATACTGAAGATGGAATACGGTCTACCATACCTCCTAAAAAGTCAATTACATTAGAAGATGTTACAGTAGTAGAACCGATGTTTATTGTACTTGATGTTACAATTTGTTCAAATCCGTCAAACAATGCAGTAGCAGCAGTTGCTCCGTCATCGTCTCCTTGCCAAATGTTCTTCTCAACTGATTCTGCAATTTTACCTGCTACGTGAGCCAAGATAAAGTCTGAAAAGTTTTGAGGTAGTTCATCAAACGCAGAATAACCCATACTAATAGCCTCCCAGTCTGAACGGAAATCTTTTTTACAAAGTTGTAGGTTTACCTGTAACTCTTTTGGGGTAAGGATAGACTCTGTTAAAGATAATCTATCATCCCCAGAAGTGATAGGGTCAAAATCGCAAGATGCATCTCTTATGATATTATTGTCATCTAGTACTTTTAGTACTTCTTTGTACTTAACGTTTGGCTTGATTGTAATCGCACCATCATTAAGTGTTTTTCCACTAGTGAGAGCCGCTGCCAGATACTCCCCTAGAAAATCTCCTGCATACGTTGTAGTGATACTTTCTACACTACCCGTAAAGTTGTGTTTTTGAATATTCATTTCTATTTATTAAATAATTTGTTAAAGATTAAGTCTGTTGTTGTTCTTTGTTTATTGTGTGATAGTTTGGTAAATTTTTGTACCATTTGTTCTTCTGGATTGTGTTTTAATGGCTCTGTAGAAGGTTCTTGTGAAGACATATTTACCTCTTCTGCCATTTCCTCTTCTTTTTTACCTATCCCATCAATCATAGCTTTAATTTCGTCAATCGCTTGTGCAAACTCCTCACGAGTTACATAAGCCATTTCTTCTTCAGCAGCCTTTACCTCTTCGGTTTCGGTAGCCTTAATTTCCTTAATGATACCTTCTTCTTCTGCCACAAGTATTCTTCCGTCCTCTAATGTGTATTCGCCTACAGGGAGAGCAATCTTTTCTTCCTCTGTAATGATAAATACCTCATTATTGGCTTCAAACACTTCAGCTTCTAAAACAGTACCATTATCTAGTGTCATTTGTGCGAGTTCTACCTTTTCGGCATCCTCCACTCCCAATAGGGTTCTAATTTGATTTAACATATCTACTTTATTCATATTTATACTTGTTTTTTATGTATACTTCCTATTCCTTGCGCCCATAAAGACCCATCGCAACACTTCCTAGAGTATGTTCCGTTCTTACATAAACACCCTCTTTTGTTTCCTTTAGGACTTGTTCTACTTGGTGTCATTTAATAAGTCTAATTCTTTTAACTTACTCTCCGCCCAACGTTTTGCGGCTTTACCTCCCCACAATAAATAAGAAATCGTCCCACAGGCTTCTGTATTACCTTCGTCGTAATATTCCTCCGCCCTAGAGAGATAAGAATACATCCTCTTTATTGTATCTACCGTTACAGGTCTACCC